ACTTAATATGGGTAAATTGCTATCATTGATTTTATAAATAAAAGTTGAAATATTATTATCAAGATTGTCGTCGTAATTATTATCATGATAATCGGTTATATTATATTCAACATTATTTATAGGTAATGTAATATAACTATCGGTAATAAAAGAATTATCTGGATTTTCATAATCATTATAATAATAATTTGTTAATTCTAATGATGATTTATTTGCAATAGAATGAATATTGATAGTGCTTTTGTTATTATTACTGGAAAAATTATAATTATTAAATGTTAATAAACCATTATTTGTAAGATTGAATAAGTTTTTATTGTTATAATTAAAATTTAAATTACTGTCTGCATTTAAATCCCATGTATGATTATTATTAACGAAACTCATATTAACCGTTCTCGTATTATTGGTAAGTTTCAATAAACAATTAAAATCATCATATATATGCATACACGTATCATCATGATGAATGATATTATTTGTATAAAATGTACCACTGCCAATATTAACTTGATTTCTATTATTTTTTGAAATACAAGTGATATAAGGATCATTGTTATCTGGAGCTATTTCGAAGATAGTTAAGTCATTTGTATATCCTTTTACCATCATATTTATTTTGTTATTAATAACTCCTTCGTCGTTGTTATCAGTTATAATACCCAATTCGATATTCGCAATATCAGGTCTGGTAGTATAATTTTTAAATGATTTATTATAAAATCTAGTGATTACTGGTGGTAAATTATCGTCGGTATAATCTTTATTATTATAAATGAAAAGCGGGGTATTGTTATTATTAACTTCGAAAGTATTGATTTTATTAAAAATCCAGTCGTCATTATAACTTATGACGGTTGTTTTTTTCGGCAAAAATAATACTTTATTTCCTATTAAACTAATATCATTCACATTATCCGTATAATATGTATTGGTTGATCTAGCGATCGATTGCAAAACGGCGGGATTAGAAAAACTACCAATGACTGCTCCATTAATCATATAACAACTATTGTCGCCTTTAAGATTGATATTGCCTTCGATTTCCACATTTCCTTTTATAGCAACTGCGTTATTTGTATTATAATTATAATTGACTTTCGGATTATTAATATCTATGAAATATTTTTTATTTACATTGTTATAATAAAAATTCATACAACTATGCGTTGGATTATATGAATTGTCGGTATAACCTATTTGCAATGACCCTGTTATGTCATTATTATTTTTATAAATAAACCATTTATAATTATTTCTATTTTGTGATTTCGTTGCCATATCATAATCACAAAAATCTATACCTGTATAAAGTGCATTGTTATTGAACCCTCCACCTTTAACACCTCTATATAATCGAATAATAGTATTATTATTAATATTTGTACTTGTATTTCTAACCTGTAATGGAATAGTGTAAATGTTATTTGTATCAGCAATACCAATGCCTATATTATTATAAGTACTTGCAATGGAATTATAGATTTTAAAAGTTGCTAATTTATGCGCATTCTCATAATACCCATCATACGAATTGATACCTCCTGCAATATTTAAACTTCGCTTGCTAAGATAATTAAAATTCGATAATAAATTAATGTTAAGATTGGAAACATTTAAATATGATGAACCGTCATTTAACAAATAAATATGATTTATTTTATATTCATTATTATTTTTACGTATATAATAATCATTAGCAATCATATCACCAATTATATCAAGAGTTTTCTGTGGTAGATTTGTATTAATCCCAATTCGATTATTCTCCATAATGGCTAAATTTGGAACTAATTTTTTCAATGCATTTGTTCCATCTTTATCTTTGCCTGCATAGAAATAAATATTATGCCATTTAATATTCTTTTGTGTCAAAATAACAAAACTATTATCAATACTTCCATTTAAATTATTTAAATTAGTATGACCCATATAAACTTTACTGCTATCATTTGTAATTCCGGATACATCTTGAATATATAATTCGAAACGTTCCTTGTTTCTTTTTATTATATTAAATTGATGGTCGTAATTATCCGTATTTAAAATACCAGTTCCAAAACGACCACTAATTGATAAATTACATCCGTTATCAATATTTAACTGATTATTTGCATAATCTAAATTTGATAAATATACACGATAACCATTGATAAATAAATCATTATTGATATTTAAACTCTTATCAATTGTAATATTATCATTAAAAACAGTTACGTTATTAAAATAAGCTGTTTTATTAAATTCTGCAATACCATTAATTTTTGTTTTATATGCTACTAATGTATTTGTATTCAATGTATTCGTAATAGTAGCAGAACCATTCACATTTAATTCATGTGAACTATTGGATTTGCCAATATTGACATTTGAATTAAAGGTAAAAACTTGATTTGCAAAATCACCTCCAATAATCTGATCCGCTTTTAATGTTAATCCATTTTTTCTTAGATATATATCATCTAAATGCAAATTACTATTTGTATAATAATCATAAACACCTAGATTACTAATAATCGCATATCCATTGACATTAAAAATCGGTGTTCTATTATTTGTATTATGACTGAGCGTATCAACACAAATATCTTTATTAATATTAACACATCCATTAATATCAATTGCGATATTGGGATAATTATTTAAATTATATTCTGGTAATCCTGAACCATTTGAATATAAATTATCTAAAAATAATGATGGTTTAGATATATGAAAAACCAATGGCATCCCTTCGGTTGTTATAATATTTGCAGGCGAATATTGATTAAAACCTAACATACCAACACCAAACCGTGCTTGTTCCGTATTATTATTAATGTTATTGTAAATCGCAAATTGGATATTATCTGCGGTACCATTTGGACTATCACTGATTTTTAAAGGATGCGAGTTTGAATAAGTATCATCATAAGATCCTATAGTTAAATAATTTGGAGTATAAATATTTTTAAGAATATTATTACTAAAACCATTAAAAAAAAGTAAATTGGAATTCACCGTTTTAATTAATTCTGTTAATTTTTGTTCTGTAATATTACTACCAAATGTCAAATTTTCAATTTGAATACTTTTTGCGATCACAGAACCATTACAAATAATATTATTATTTACCAATAATCCAGCATTTGTATCATTCATCTGTCGCCTAGACGCATTTATACCAACGCCATTATTATTAACGACTAAATTGTATTCGTTGTCGAGTAATGAATTATTATTAAAATTATTTCTCTGCCCTACAACCAAATATTCATTGGTCTTTAAATTTAATTTATGTAAATTATTAATATCTGCTAAACCTACGCCGACATTTTCAATATAAATTTGCGTACTATTCATTTATAATTATTAAAGACTATATTTTATTATCAATTTTCTTGTTAAGTTCTTTTATAGCTTCTATTAGAACACCTATTAATCCTAAATAATTAACATTCTTAATGCCATCTATATTTGTTTCCACTACTTCTGGTATGATTTTTTCTATTTCTTGTGCAATCACTCCAATATTAATTTTATTATTGTCATTTATATAATTAAATGAAACACCTCTGCAATTATTAATTTGATATAAAGCATTTTCATATGTCTTAACATTCTTTTTAAGTGTTTCATCAGAAATTGTAAATATATTACCAGATAATCCCATATTTCCATTTACATTTAGTTGATAACCTGATAGATTTAATGCAGGTGTTGCACTTTGTCCCACTGTTAATGTATTTGTAAAAATAACACTATTACTCGCTATTAAATTGCAATTAATTACAACATTACTATTGAACTTCACATTACTATTGACATATAAAGAAAAGAGGTTCGCATCACTATTGGAAGTTCCAACAATTATTCTTCCGAATGTTTGTAATAAACTATTATTATTTGTACTATCGCCTATAATGACTCTTGTTGGATTCGCTGCATTCGAATTGAAAATTGAAACGTTTCCATAAACCGCCAGTTTTTCATTATTGGACAATGTTGTACTATTTGAATTAATAAAAACAGTTCCTTGTCTATTAATAATCATTAAAGGTGAAATGACACCATTACTTTCATAATTGAAGGTGTGGGTAGGATTCGCACCTGTAATATTATAATAAATACTACCAGAGATGTCATAATTATTACTCGAGGTTATTGAAGCTTGTGAAAACGGTGCAATCAATTTTATTTTTGTATTATTATTATTACTAATACTATCAACTGTACCCAATTGTGAAAAATAACAATCATTAACATTGTCAGAGGCAACACGCATAAGATTGCCATATCTGCCTACAAATAAACAACTTAGCGGATTGTCATTTTTAATACCAACATAACTTTCATTGAGATTAAAATAAACCCTACTGACTTGTGATGGATCGGTAATACCAATCTGTGCCGATAACCAATAGGAAGAACCGGCGATCGAATTGCTCAATGTTAATTGATTACTTGCAATCATAAATTTAGAAGTATCATAATTGATGAATAATTCATTGTTTGAATTTACATTAATGCCAGTATTGCTATTAATTTTTAGAAAATTAGCATTTAATCTATTGTTGCTGTTATCTAAAAATAATGATGAAATTTTTAGATTACTTAAATTGCATCCATTGCCATTAATAGTTCCTCCAATAATTAAATTGCAATTAATTACAAGATTACTATTGAACTTCGCATTATTATTGACATATAAAGAATAGAGATTTGCATCACTATTCGAAGTTCCAACAATTATTCTCCCGAATGTTTGCAATAAACTATTATTATTTACACTATCGCCAATAATAACTGTTGCTGGATTCGTTGCATTTGAATTGAAAATTGAAACATTCCCATAAACCGCTAGTTTTTCATTATTGGATAATGTTGTATTATTTGAATTAATAAAAACAGTTCCTTGTCTACTTATAATCATTAACGGTAAAATAACACCATTGCTTTCATAATTAAAGGTATGGGTAGGATTATTGCCCGTTATATTATAATAAATACTACCAGAAATGTCATAATTATTACTCGAGGTTATAGAAGATTGTGCAAATGGAGCAATCAATTTTATTTTTGTATTATTATTATTACTAATACTATCAACTGTGCCCAATTGTGAAAAATAGCAATCATTTACATTATCAGAAGCAACTCGCATAAGATTGCCATATCTACCGACGAATAAACAACTTAACGGATTGTCATTTTTAATGCCGACATAACTTTCATTAAGATTAAAATAAACTCTGCTAACTTGCGATGGATCAGTAATACCAATCTGTGCTGATAACCAATAAGAAGAACCAGCGATCGAATTGCTCAATGTTAATTGATTACTTGCAATCATAAATTTAGAAGTATCATAATTGATAAATAATTCATTATTTGAATTCACATTAATACCAGTATTGCTATTAATTTTTAAAAAATTTGCATTTAATTTATTGTTGCTATTATCTAAAAATAAAGATGAAATTTTTAAATTACTTAAATTGCATCCATTGCCATTAATAGTTCCACCAATGATTAAATTACTACTAATAATAACATTACTATACGCATTGATAACACCATTTATATTAACATTACTGTTGAATTTTGCATCATTATTGATATATAAAGAATAGAGATTTGCATCACTATTCGAAGTACCTGCAATTATTCTTCCGAATGTTTGTAATAAACTATTATTATTTGTACTATCACCTATAATAACTCTTGCTGGATTCGCTGCATTCGAATTGAAAATAGAAACATTCCCATAAACCGCTAGTTTTTCATTATTGGATAATGTTGTATTATTTGAATTAATAAAAACAGTTCCCTGTCTACTAATAATCATTAAAGGAGAAATAATACCATTGCTTTCATAATTGAAGGTATGGGTTGGGTTATCGCCAGTAATATTATAATAAATACTGCCAGATATGTCATAGTTATTACTTGAGGTTATCGAAGATTGTGTAAACGGCGCAATCAATTTTATTTTTGTATTATTATTATTACTAATACTATCTACTGTGCCCAATTGTGAAAAATAGCAATCATTGACATTATCAGATGCAACTCTCATAAGATTGCCATATCTGCCTACAAATAAACAACTTAATGGATTGTCATTTTTAATGCCGACATAACTTTCATTAAGATTAAAATAAACCCTGCTAACTTGTGATGGATCGGTAATACCAATCTGTGCCGATAACCAATAAGAAGAACCAGCAATTGAATTGCTTAATGTTAATTGATTACTTACAATCATAAATTTAGAAGTATCATAATTGATAAATAATTCATTATTTGAATTCACATTAATACCAGTATTGCTATTAATTTTTAGAAAATTAGCATTTAATTTATTATTGCTATTATCTAAAAATAACGATGAAATTTTTAGATTACTTAAATTGCATCCATTGCCATTAATTGTTCCGCCAATAATTAAATTACTACTAACAATAACATTACTATATGCATTGATAACACCATTTACATTAACATTATTATTGAATTTTGCATCATTATTAATATATAGAGAATAGAGATTTGCATCACTATTGGAAGTACCTACAATTATTCTGCCGAATGTTTGTAATAAACTATTATTATTTGTACTATCCCCAATAATAACTCTTGCGGGATTATTTATATTCGAATTGAAAATTGATACATTTCCGAAAACTACTAATTTTTCATTATTTGTTATTGATGTATTATTTGAATTAATAAAAACAGTTCCTTGCTTATTAATAATCATTAAAGGAAAAATACTGTTATTATGTTCATAACTAAACGTATGTGTAGGATTATTGCCAGAAATATTATAATAAATACTACCAGATACATCATAATTATTTTGCGATGTTATAGATGATTGCGTAAATGGTGCAATTAATTTTATTTTTGTATGATTATTATTTCCAATATTATCGAGTGTGCCTAATTGTGAAAAATAACAATCATTTACATTATCAGATGCAACTCTTAAAAGATTACCATAACTGCCAACAAATAAACAACTTAGAGGATTATCATTTTTGATGCCAACATAACTATTTCCTTGATTGAAAAATATCTTTTGTACCTGTGTCATATCAGACGCATCTAGATCGGCGGATAGCCAAAAAGTGAGACCAGTTTGACCCGTACTATCATTCGCAAATGATAATTGATTACTGTCATTAATTTTAAAAACATTGCTATCATAATTTAAATATAATTGATTATTATTATTGATATTTAAGGGAGAATTAGAAGCAATATTTAAAATATTCGCTCCTATTTTAGTATTACTTTGAATCGTCATTTCATTAATTTTAATATTACTTAGACCACTTGCATCGCCACTAATTATACCATTAATATTTACAGAACCATTAAAAATAGAATTTCCATTTATATAAAGTTTTGCATTAGATGTTAAATTACAATTATTATCTGCGACAATAATACGTGTAGTATAAATAGTTGGATTTATATAAATTTGATTTGTGGATGTATTAATATTAAAATTTGAATCATTGGAAACTGAAAAAGACAAATGAGAGTTTGAATTTCTAAATAATACCAAATTATTGCTTGTTTTAGAATATACATCAAGAATAAAATTATTTTCTTTAGAATTACTACTATTTCCTATTGTTGTTTTACCATTAATAATTACATTTCCTATTAAATTTGCTGGTTGACTGGAAATACCTAAATTATTAATATATAAATCTTTAAAGATATCAGTAGTTTTATCAATCGCACCAATATATGGATTGCTATTACTATTTAAATCATATAAACCAATGGATACATAATCACTGTCAATATTTTTAAAAATAGCAGTTTTCCACGAATATGGATTATTGGTAATAGTTAATTTTGCATTATGAGAATAACTGCCAATATTATTATCATACCCATATACTGGAACATATGTAGTTCTGCCCTCGGAACCATTTAAAACAAGTTCAATAAAATTACAATAAGTTTCGTTATTTGGAAAGATTGCATTGATATTAATAGCATAATAAGAATAATAATTAGTATTACCAATATCTTTAGAATAAATATTATTAATATAAGCACCTAATGATAAATCAATGACAGTATCAATGGAGACCCATATAATACCATCATAAGAACCATAAATCTTAAATGATCTAGGAGAATTATTTGGTAATGTACTTAATCTATGAATTTTATAATTCGATAATTTAATAGGTGTTTGCAACTTAATAGCTACCCATTCGCCTTTATAAGTTCCATCCACTAAATAATTATCGCCAACATAAACACCTGTAATACCATTGTAATTAGTGCCAAAAAAAGCACTATTTAAAAGAATATCTGAAATATCGTTATCGAATAATTTAAATGCATTATTCGAATTATTAATAATATATGGAGTATAATAAATGGAATAATTGCCACTACCATATGTAATATTATCAGTGTTTAAAGTACATATAATACTTCTACAATTTCTACTATTAAGAATGTCGTCGATTTCATTCGAAATTGAATTATATTTTTTTGGTGGATATTTTCTGATAACGGTATCGACGGTGTCATAATAACCACCAATACCAGCATTTAAAGTAGTCAATTTATCGAAATTTAAACCTTTTGAAAAAGTTCGTAAAGAACCACTACCTGACATAATTAATCACTTGTTATTATTTTATACCATTAAAAAAATGATAATTATTTCTTTTTCATTATTTATATTAGAAATATAAATAATTATGAGCTTTAATGCAAAAGCTGAATGTATTAGAAAAACAATGAATAATAGCAGTAGTAAAGATTATTTAAAATTTGATAAGAAAACATTCAATGCTGAAAAAATAAAAATAGATTTGCCAATTATTTCACCAAAATTATATAATTTAATCAATAATATTATTGATTTAGATGCAAATGATTTTGCAAAATATGGTAAAAAATTTAAACATATTATTTATAGTGATTTGCGAAATTCACTTGCAGGTATTAAATTTGTTGCAGCTGCGTTTACTGCATATGATATGACGAATATTTATGATAAAAAGTTTGCAATTAATATTCCCAAGAAAGATAATAATTTTGCATTATTATCAAGTGTTGCTATTTATAATAAACCATTTCCTGTGAAATTACGTAATGAAATACTTAAAATTTTTAATGCTAGACCTGATAATATTTATGGTGAAAATATTAGATTTTTATTAATTGATCAAGGATTTAAAGAAGGTATTGATGTATTTGATGTTAAATATGTACATATATTTGATGATTTATTAACACCGTCTGATGAAAAACAAGCAATTGGAAGAGGTACGCGATTTTGTGGACAGAAAGGATTAGAATTTAATGCATCCTTGGGGTGGCCACTACATGTATTCAAGTATAAATTGCTTTTAAACAAAGATATGGAAACGAAATATGGTGAAAAAGATGGATTTACATTGTTTTTAAAAGAAGGAAATATTGATGTTAAGCGATTATATTTTGCGTCAGAGTTAGAAAATATATGTAGATTTGGCGCGGTTGATTATGAAATAAATAAAGCAATACATGAGTTTGGAAATGAAAAGGACGATGATTTAGATGTTAAGAATATTTATAATAAATATAATGCATTTGAAACATTTAAATTAAAAGATGTTTATTCATCTTTAGATAAAAATAAAATAAATGAATTTGATTTATTAAAGAAAGCGCGATATAATTTTGGAGGTGTTATGGTAAGAAAAGATTTATTTAAAGATAGGAAAAAACCATTTGGTTTAGGTTTAGGTATAAATAAGAAACGAGCTGATTTTATTGATATTACAAAAGTAAAACCAATAAATAAAATTCTAGTAAAAAAACTCGATTTCATTGACATGAGAAAATATACGCGTAAATATTTTAGCAGTTATAAATGGTCTAATCTTACATTTGAAAATAAATGTATTACGCCAACTGTACCCGCGATGGCGAATAATCGGATTGTCAGTTTAAGTAATAGCCAAGGATTTGTTAGTAATTTTTTCACTGCAAAAAGTGCATATAAAGGAATATTATTTTGGCATTCTGTTGGAACTGGTAAAACTTGCTCTGCGATAGCTACGGCATCCAATAGCTTCGAAAAGGAAGATTATACGATCTTATGGGTTACGCGACATACTTTAAAACCAGATATATGGAAAAATATGTATGCACAAATTTGTTCTGCGACTATAAAAGAAAAGATAGAAAACGGTCTTTATATACCCGAAGTTGTTAGAGCCAATCCACTTAAATATCTTAATAATAAATGGATAACACCAATCAGTTATAAACAATTTTCGAATTTGATAACAGGTAAAAATAATTTCTATAAAGAACTTGTAAAACGCAATGGTAAAATAGACCCTTTAAGAAAAACTTTAATAATTATTGATGAAGCACATAAACTATTTGCCCAAGATACACCTGCAAATGAACGACCTGATATAAAAATATTAAAAAAAGCGATTTATAATTCTTATAAAACTTCACAAGAGAATAGTTGCAAATTATTATTGATGACAGCGACCCCTTATACTTCTAATCCAATGCAATTATTTCAACTTTTAAATTTATTGAAAGAAGATGATTATTTCATTGAAGATTTTGATAAATTTAAAGAATATTATTTAGATGATTTATATAATTTTAGAAAAGATAAAAGTAAAGAATTTTTAGATAAAATAACCGGCTACATTTCTTATTTAAATAGAGAAAAAGACGTAAGACAATTTGCATACCCTGTGATATATATAAGAGATGTTGAAATGAGCTCTAAAATAGATAAGAAGAATATATATATTTATTTTTTCGATGATATAAAAGATTATGCAGCAATTAATTTGGAAGGAACAAAAGAAATAATTGATAATTTTAAGGTGTTAAATAAAAATAAAACAAATGGAACTGATATTATTACACAACACGAAGCATTTGAATTATGTATGTCTAAGAAAACAAAGAAATTGGAAAAAGAAAGTAGTAGTAGTTCACAATCATCCGATGCTATAAAAGGAAAGAAGAAGAAAGCAGCTAAAATTGATGTTATTAAAGAATTCATTAAAGAAATGATAATAATAATTAAAGATCATGAAAAAAAACAAAAAGAGCAAGAAAAAGCCAGAAAGAAAGCAGAAAAAGAGCAAGAAAAAGCAAAAAAGAAGGAGGCTAAAAAAAAAGATATTAAATAATAATTATAATACTTAATATATGGTAATATATTTAAATATTCCTTATTCCAGTAAAAAAGTAGCAAAAGATTATGGTGCTATTTGGGATAAAGAATGTAAAAAATGGTTCTGTGAAGATCCAGAGAATGAATTATGTCAATTATTTGAAATATATAAGAAAATTGAAATAATAGGCGAAGATAGAACGATTGGTGGTAATGATTTATTTATAGATATGATACCAAAAACTAGCTATTTTAAAAATGTAAGGAGTATTTTTAATGAGAGCGATTGGAATTTAATACGACATCATATATATGAACGAACAGGACATCGATGCGAATGTTGTGGTGCAAAAAGATTTAAATATTTAGAAGCACACGAAAGATGGATTTTTGATTATGAAACACATACACAAAAATTGGCAAGAATTATAGCATTATGTAAAATGTGTCATAGTGCAACACATTATGGACATTCTAAAAAAACCAAAGAAATAACGAAAATACATGATCATTTAAAGAAGGTCAAAAAGATTACTGATGAAGAATTGAAAGATCATATAGCAGAAGCTTACAATATTTGGGAAAAAAGAAATACAATTAAATGGAATATAGATACAAGTATCATAACAAATTCCGGATTTACTGTTAAATCGCATTTGAAGTTATAAAATTCGATGTTATATAATATTGATTATTAATTCTAGGATTATTCATATGTATATTCGATGTTATTAGATTCGAAGTAATTAAATTGGAAGTTATTAAGTTTGAATTATAGAAATTCGATGTTATTAGATTCGAAGTAATTAAATTGGAATTATAAAAATTAGAGGTTATCAAGTTTGATGTAATTAGATTCGAAGTAATTAAATTCGAATTATAGAAATTCGAAGTTATTAAGTTTGAATTATAGAAATTTGATGTTATCAAGTTTGATGTAATTAGATTCGAAGTAATTAAATTTGAATTATAGAAATTCGAAATAATTAAATTTGAATTATAGAAATTCGAAATAATTAAATTTGAATTATAGAAATTTGATGTAATTAAATAATAATTTAATGTTTGATTATCATTATAATTTATATTGCAAGTAATAGCATAATTATTATGAGGGGTATTAGTCGCGCCCGCCTCCACCTCCGCCATTACCGGATGAACCGCCATTCCCTTGTAATGGAAACCCCGAATAGGGAAAAAAAGGAGGATAATAATGATGGCGATCATGTCTATCCTCGTCATGATTGTGGTGATGATGTGGATAATGATGATGTAAAGCATGGATTATTTTTTCGGATTGTAAATCATTGCGTATATTATCATTATTGTAAGAATTAATTAAATGACGTGTATCATTATTATCTTTTAGTATTGAAATTTTAATATCATTTCCTAATTCTGTCATTTTTTGTTCTAATGCCGCTTTATTTTTTGCAGCTTCAATTTGCATATTTGCATAGTTGTCTGAAGCTTGACGAGTTATATTATTTTCACTTCTATCAATACTCTTATCTAAAGATGCATGCATTTTAAGTATTTCCATCATAGATGCATTATGATGATTATCAGAAAGACGCCCTAAACTATTTTCAACTCTAAGTAAATCAGTGTTCATTGAATTAAAATTACGTTCCGCTTGTAAATAATAATCTCCTAATCGTCGTTCTAAATTTTGATGTTGGGTTGAATTAAACAGTTTAGTTTCGCCAAAATTACGTTCTGAAGTTACTTGACTTTCCTTAATATTATTATTAAGTAAACTATTGTTTTGATTTAATAAGGAAGCTATATTATTGCCTATACGTTCAGTTGATAATAAATTCAGAGAACCATTTCTATCAGTTGCATTAATTCCATCTCCTCCTATGCGTTCTAAAGAATGACTTAATACAGAACCGACTCTATCTATTGCGCCTACAGAAGTAGCACCTGTTCGCTCTATTGCTGATAATTGATTACCACCTGTACTTTGTATTAAATCTTTTAAAGAAGTTCCTAATGACGCTAGATTTTGATTTGCAAATGCATTATTCATAGTAATTAGATTATCTGTTTTTTGACTATCAGCAGCAATTGTTTGCATAAGCGAATTTACACTTTTTTCTTGTGCTGATCGTAAAACATCTGCTATATTTCGCTGCGACTCAACTATAGTTGATGTCTGATTAGCATTATTAATTAAACCTAACATAGCATCAATGGATTGTGCCATTTATCTACTTGATTATTAAGATAATAATAATTTTTAAATAATTTTATAAAATAATATATATATATGAGTTTAAATATTTAATAATATATGGATTTATTTTTTACAAACATCTATGAAAACAAAACATGGGGACACAATAATGATGACGAATATAGTGGTAGCAGCGGCAGTGGAAGTCTTATAGAATTCAATAAAGATACATATGTCCCTTTCTTAAAAAATTGTATTGTAAATAATAATATAAAAAATATTGTCGATCTGGGATGTGGTGATTTTAAATGCGGAAAATTAATATATGATGATCTTGATGTTTCATATACAGGTTATGATATATATAAAAAAATAATAGATTATAACTTAAAACAACATTCGCTGCCAAAATATTCTTTCATTCATTTAGATTTTTATAATGAAAAAGAAAGTATTATAAAAGGTGATTTATGTATATTAAAAGATGTTATACAACATTGGAAAACAGATGAAATTTATACTTTTTTAGATTATATAGTTGAAAATAAATTGTTTAAATATATTTTAATATGTAATTGCTGCAATCAAACACACGATGATCCTAATAATGTTGAAAGATCTACACCATTATCATGCTTTTTTTATCCATTAAAAAAATATAATCCAGTAAAATTATATAATTATCATAGCAAAGAAGTGTCCGTTATATCCATAAACTAAATAATTTTTTATTTAAACAATAAATAAATAAATTAAATAAATGAAGAGACGATATTGGGGAGAAAAAAAACAAAAATATGCATTATCTGCAAAAGAAAACGAAGGTGATAGTGATGATAATAGTACTATAAATCTACCTGCTTTATTTCAGAAAAGTGCCAACACTTATATTTATAGCAATTTAACCCATATTTACTTTAATAATGATATTAATCCAGATACAGCATTTGAATTAAATAAAGAATTGAGACAAGTTGAAAATAAAATCAATATGCTCTCTATTTCCCTTGGAATAGAAAAACAACCAATCTATTTACATTTAACAACCGATGGTGGTGTTATTTATTCCGCAATGTCTATTATTGATTGTATTAAATCTCTCTCTGTACCTGTTTATACTGTCATTGACGGGTTTGTAGCATCTGCCGGCACTCTTATTGCATTAGCTGGTGAAAAACGATATATGTGTGAAAATGCGTATATGTTAATTCATGAACTGCGCAGTGGCATGTGGGGTAAAATGACAGAAATCAATGATGAATATTGCAACTTAAAAAGATTAATGAAACATATTATTAAAATATATGTGAATAATACCAACTTGACTAAAAGTGAATTGACGGAAATTTTAAAAAAAGATATCAATTGGAATTTGAAAGAATGCATTGAAAATGGATTAATTCACGAAAAGTATAAGTAAATCTTTGAAAAAATGATTTATATTTAAATAAATAAATTAAATGAAGAGACGATTTTTGGGAGAAAAAAAACAAAAATATGCATTATCTGCAAAAGAAAATGAAGGTGATAGTACAATAAATATACCTGCTTTATTTCAGAAAAGTGCCAATAGTTATAGCAATTTACCCCATATTAATCCAGATATAGCATTTGAATTAAATAAAGCATTCAGACAAATGCTGCATCTTGATTAAATAAAGAATTGAGACAAGTTGAAAATAAAATCAATATGCTCTCTATTTACATTTAACAATCGATGGTGGTGTTATTTATTCCGCAATGTCTATTATTGATTGTATTAAATTTTTTTTGTACCTGTTTATACTGTCATTGACGGGTTTGTGGCATCTGCATGCACTCTTATTGCATTAGCTGGTGAAAAACGATATATGTTAATTCATGAACTGCGCAGTGGCATGTGGGGTAAAATGACAGAAATCAATGATGAATATTGCAATTTAAAAAGATTAATGAAATATATGTAAATAACACTAAATTGACCAAGAGAGATTTAACAGAAATCTTAAAAAAATGCATTGAAAATATAAATAAATCTGCATTATTTTTAAATAAATCTTTGAAAAAATGATTTATAGTTATGAATTTATAAACACGACAGTCATGTTTCACGAGAAGCAATTCATTGACGGCTTTGTCAAGCATTACATGGAAAACACGAATGTGAATGATGTATCACTTGTGTTTGACGAGTATATTGGCGAAGTTGTTGCAAAGAATAGCGAAGAGCAAAACCGTTTCATCATTTCTACCTATGAGACGGTCAGAGTTCCCGCGAATCTCGAATACAATCTAGTCGTCAGGACGTCGTGTGTGCTATACGATACGTTCTTTCGGGAAGTTGAGGATGCTGTTGAAGCGGTGTATGAAGGCGACGCAGAAACAGATGGAAATTACCCGACAGAATACTATGAATGAGAGCGCAACGAAAAAAGGACAAGGTGTTATTTTTGTCCTTTTGATATAAAAAAATAAACAATAAAATTTAAATATACATGGATTATAACAATAAAATAAATGAAACAGATAGTATAGTTAAACAAACTATTGATGAATTTTTAGAACGCGCCGAGATGGGTAAAAAGAAATATGGGGTGAATCTGGATAGAGACGATTTAATAGATATAGATTATTTAATTCATATGAAGGAAGAAATGATGGATGCGGTATTATATATAAATAAATTTTTGAATTTACAAATAAATAAACAAAATGAATAATAGATATAGATTT